ATACGTCACTATGCTCTTGCATGGTGATGGGACTAATGGCGCACAGAACAATACGTTCTTAGACAGTAGTGGAAACAGTCTTTCCCTTACCCGCAACGGCAATGCAACCCAAGGTTCTTTCTCGCCTTATGGGTCTAATTGGTCAAATTTTTTTGATGGTACAAGTTATTTATCTTTAGCAACTGCAACTGCTTTAGGAACAGGTAATGTAACTGTTGAGTTGTGGTTTTACCCAACTGATATTTCAGCAACCTATCAAAACCTTTATGAAGGGCGTTCTGCGGCGGCTACTAATACAGGTTTAGGTGTTTTTCAATATGGCCAGACAATTGAAATCTATGGTAATGGTTTAAAAGTTTCAAGTGCGGCAAGTGCGTTTACAGTAAACACTTGGACTCATTTTGCGGTTGTTAGAACATCAGGAACTTGTCAGATTTACATCAATGGTGTTGCATCAGGTTCATCAGCAAGTTACTCTGACAATTTTACATCAACCACTAGAAGAATTGGAACGAATGCGGCCAATGCAAACGCTTATACAGGATACATTTCAAACTTGCGTGAGGTTACAAGTGCTTTGTATAGTGGAACATTTACGCCAAGCACTACACCTTTGACTGCGGTATCAGGTACAACACTTTTAACTTGCCAATCAAACCGCTTCATTGACAACAGCAGTAATGCATACGCTATTACAATATCAGGCACACCAAGCGTTCAACGCTTCAACCCATTTGGTACGGCTACCGCCTACTCCACTGCCGTAATTGGTGGGTCAGGGTACTTTGATGGTACGGGGGATTACGTATCTACACCTAGTACATCAAACTTAACATTTGGTTCAGGTGCTTTTACTATTGAGGCTTGGGTTTACGCTAATGCTTTAGGTTCTTTTGCTGGTATTTTTTCACAATGGCCTGACAATGGCGCCACAGCAAATAATTCATATACTCTTGAATCAGTTGGTTCAATTATGTATTTTTATTGGGTGGATTCTAGCCCAGCTTTATACGGCCCCGCAAATCTTGGATCAATTGAAACAGGGGTATGGACTCACTTTGCCATTTGTAGAAGTGGAAGCACTTTGTACCCATTTAAAAATGGTGTTTTAGGTACAACTACATCAATTACGCAAACATTAAATAGCCCATCTTCTAATGTAAATATTGGTGGGGCGGTTGCGGGTAGTGGAATGTGGAATGGATATATTTCAAATTTACGAGTTCTTAAAGGAACTGCTCTTTACACAAGCAACTTTACACCGCCAACAGCGCCCGTAATTGCAATTACCAACACGTCATTGCTAACCGACTTTACCAATGCTGGCATCTTTGACAACGCCATGATGAACGACTTAGAAACTGTGGGTAACGCACAGATTTCTACAAGTGTGTACAAGTATGGAACAGGGTCAATGTACTTTGATGGGACGGGTGATTATCTTTTTACACGAACTACGCCAGATTTAGTATTAGGAACTGGTGACTTTACAGTTGAGTTTTGGATTAACTTAGCGGCAAACCTTGTTTCTTTTGCAAAAATTATACAAATGGGTACAACTGGTGATGCTTTTACTATTGAAACGCAATCAACAACTAATGTTTTAACTGTAACAAACTTTACAAGTACAGTTTATATTGCTTCAAGTACGGCGTTAACAAACAACACATGGATTCATGTTGCGGCAACAAGGGCATCAGGCACTTTACGCTTGTTTCAAGACGGAACATCAGTGGCTAGTGCGGCAAATACAGTAAATTTTACAAACTCTGGTAATGGCATTTATATTGGTTCAAGCAGTTTAGGCACGGCAATGAACGGATACATAGATGACCTGCGCATCACCAAAGGTTATGCCCGATACACAGCAAACTTTACACCGCCAACTGCGGCATTCCCCAACACAGGCCCCGTTTAAGGAACTATTATGCAAGTAGCAATTTTGACAACACCTATTACAGTTGGCGACTATCGTGAACTGTTTCCTAACACATCGTTTGGCTCAAATGGCCCAAGCGGTGAATTCTTGACTGCCAACAACGCAAAGAAGGTCACCCTGTTTAAAGCCCACGACCGACTGACGCAAAAGTTGGTTTCATGCGCGCCGTATGACAACGGTGAATTTGTGTCTATGGCTCAAGTTGAAGCAATGACTGCTGATGAAATTCAATCCGCCAAAGACAGTGCAATGGCGCAGATTCGCTATACGCGCAATCAATTACTAAAAGATTGTGATTGGACGCAGATTGCTGACTGCACAGCAGACAAGACAGCATGGGCAACATACCGTCAGGCTTTGCGCGACTTGCCAGCGACCATCACAGAGCCAAGAACCTTTTCGGACTGGCCTCACAACCCTGACTATGTCCCAATGGCACAACTTTAAGGACTCACTATGACTACGATTACTTGGTCTGTGACCGCAATGGACTGCTACCCACAAGAGGGTGGCAACACTGATGTTGTCTTTACAGTTCACTGGACTTGCTCTGGCGTAGACGGAACTTACAACGCCTCCATCTACTCAACTTGCTCTGTGCCTACACCCGAGGGCGCGTTTACCCCTTATGCTCAACTGACGCAAAATCAAGTGCTTGGTTGGATTTGGGCTAATGGTGTTGACCAAACGGCAACGGAAGCCGCAGTCGAGCAGCAAATTCAAAATCAAATTAACCCACCCGTAGTGACACCCGCGCTACCTTGGGTTGCTCCCACAGTCTAATCATGCGGGACTGGGCTGAAGCATTAATTGCGGCGGCCTGTATAGTGGCCTTCGTCATCTTTGGTACGTACATGATTGCATGGAGTTGGATGTGGTAAATGCGTTGGCTCATAATGTTATTGTTAGTGTTGGGGCTAGTGGGAGCCACGGCCAAGAGCGGATGCCACGTGCGCGAGTTCCATGGGATTGCTTACACAGTTCACAACCCAACCGAGCGGCACAGAGAGATGGTAGCGTGGCTAGACAAAAATGCGCCCTACTGCAAGTCAACGGATTACACGGTGATCTGGAACAACCTAGCAGAGTGGGCGGGGGCGGCAGACTCAACGTGGCTTAGAGCAAAGATAGTTCATGGATACAAGGACGCACTTGAACGGGAAAAGAAATGACCAGAAAGCCAATACCCAGACCAGTGAAGAAAGTGTCGATGGACACCAAAGACAAGCTGACTCTGTGGGTCACGTTGATGGTCAGCTTCACCCTGTGCATCTCTGTTTTGGCTATGGTCGTCAGCTTTATGCTTGGCCTTTGGGCCAAAGAGGTGGACAACGCGGAGATATTCAAAATGATTTCACCCGCTTTTTCTACACTTATCGGCGGCATGATTGGGTTCCTGAGTGGTATCAAACTCATGCAGAATGATGAAAAATCTAAATGTAAGGACTGACTATGTTTGATGTATTAAGCGGCGGTATTCTAGGCTCCATCTTTGGTGGGCTGTTCCGTATGGCTCCCGAGGTGCTCAAGTATTTTGATAAGAAGAATGAGCGCCTGCATGAACTAAACATGTTTGCCCGTCAGTGCGAACTAGAGACATTACGTGGGCAAATGAAACTTGCAGAAATAGGCGCACAGCGGGAAGCTGCTATTGACGTAGGCGTAATGGATGCGTTTCAGTCTGCCATAGAACAACAAGCCACAATGGTCAAAGCCGCTGGTGGTTGGGCGGCTAGTTTATCCGCTTCCGTCAGGCCAGTCGTAACTTACTGGGTGCTGTTTGTCTGGAGCTTTATCCACGTATGGTTTGCATGGAACGCATACGTTGCAGGAGCGCCCCCCATGGAGGTCTTCAAGATGATGATTTCCCCTGACTTCTCGGCACTCTTGGCTGGAACAATTAACTATTGGTTCCTTGATAGAACTCTAAAACAGCGCGGGCTATGAACTTAGAACTAGCCGCAGAGATGTGCAAACGGTTTGAGGGCTTTCGCTCCAAGCCGTATTTGTGCCCGGCAAATGTAGCCACGATTGGCTATGGTTCTACCTACTACGCAGACAAGCGCAAGGTGACGCTAGAAGATGCACCCATGAATCAGGAAGAGGCTCATGCCCTTTTGATGATTGAGCTTGAGCATACGTACCTGCCCGGTGTTCTGCGTAACTGCCCAGGCCTGATTTTGGACGAACGCAGGTGCAACGCCATCGTGGACTTTGCCTACAATTTGGGCACTGGACGCTTGCAAACATCCACGTTAAAGAGGAAAATCAATGCCAATGATTGGGAAGGCGCAAAAGAACAACTGATGCTCTGGACTAAAGGTGGCGGCAAGGTGTTGCCGGGCTTGCTTAAACGGCGCACCGCTGAGTGCGCCCTACTGGACTAGAAATGCCATTACAAAAGATTCTGTTCAAGCCGGGGGTGAATAAAGAAAATACCCGCTACACCACCGAGGGTGGTTGGTACGAGGCCGACAAGATCCGTTTTAGACAAGGCGGCGCAGAAGTTATTGGCGGTTGGATACGTATTTCTACCAATACGTTCTTAGGTATTTGCAGGTCACTCTGGAACTGGGTATTGCTTGATGGCAGAAACATTATTGGTCTTGGCACAAACCTTAAGTTTTATTTAGAAAACGGTGGTTTGTATTACGACATTACACCCATCCGTGCAACAAGCACAATCAATAACAACCCTTTTGTAGCTACAAATGGCTCCGCTACCATCACGGTAACAGACACAACGCACGGCGCTGTTACGGGTGACTTTGTAACTTTTAGTGGTGCTGTAGGCTTGGGTGGAAACATCACCGCAACAGTGTTAAATGCTGAATATCAAATTACTGTTTTGACTGTTAATACTTACACATTTACAGCTTCAGCCACAGCCAATGCCACGGATGCTGCTGGTTCGCCCGGCGGTGGTGCTGTTGTTGTGGCCGCGTATCAAATTAGCGTTGGCCCAGCAATTCAAATACCTTTGACAGGCTGGGGTGCTGGCGGATGGGGTTTAGGTACTTGGGGTAATGGCGCAGGAAGCACTATATCTTTGCGTCTATGGAGCCAGCAAAACTTTGGTGAAGACCTTGTGTTCAATCCCCGTGGCGGCGGTTTGTATTATTGGGACGCTACTGGAGGATTAACTACCAGAGGCGTACTGGTATCAAGTCTGCCCGGAGCAGATGCAGAAGTACCTTCTGTAGTTAACCTGGTTGCTGTGTCAGATACATCACGATTTGTATTCTGTTTTGGCTGTGATGACTACGGAAGCTCAGTCCTAAACCCTATGTTAATTCGCTGGTCAGATCAAGAAGACATATTGATTTGGGATCCAGCTATTACCAATCAGGCTGGTAGCGTTCAGTTATCTCATGGTTCTGAGATTATTGCAGTCGTTCAATCTCGGCAAGAACAGGTTGTTTTTACTGATTCTGCCGTTTATTCTTTGCAGTACCTTGGCCCACCTTTTGTGTAG